CTACTATGCACCTCATCGACAACTAACCAGCCCGAACCATATACTTCGATGATATTATTAGATAATAGCTCAGATATTATCCGACCCTTTTGGTTGGGCTTCACGTAGATCTTGGCCGACGCCTCGTTGATGCCCTTCTCATCAATTAGATATTGAATTAAATCGTCCCGACTTAAATATGGCAAATTCATCCGCACGTCTTTGCCGCTCGACTCCCAGGCCGATTCGAACTGGTTTCGATGCTGCGCCAGCTTGCCGTTGACGTTCATCGCAGCGGTATCAGCCTCGACCATAACACCGCTGGTGACGGGTTCGCCGTCCTCATCAATCCACCCTGGTATCTGCACGCCCTGTATCCGAACGTTTACAGGATCGGGTATTTCGGCGTCCTTGCTCTTGCGTTGGATAAGCTGAATCACGTCTCCCGGCACCACTGATATCTCGACATCGAGCGCTCCACGCCACGCGCTGGAGCCTCTTGCGCGGTGCTGCGCTTCCTCGCTGACGCCGGTATGGTGGACCAGTATCACAGTGCAGTCGAACTCTTTCATCAGCCCTGCGCAGGCGTCTAGCATGGTCTTTGCGTCTTGTGCCGAGTTCTCATCGCCATCCAGAAATCTGTGCAGCGTATCGACCACGATGACGCGCGGCGGGCTTTCCAGAAGCCGGATGTGCTCGACCGCCTTGATGTAGCCGCTTGGTGTGTTGAGGTCGCAGCCGCTGTCGGATATCCACATGTCACCGATTCGGTCGACGCCGTGCAGGTGCTTCCAAGCCGCCAAGCGCGCCCGCAGACCAACGTGGCCTTCGCCCGCGAGGTAGACCACGCCGCCCTGCCGGACCTTCTTACCGAGCCACTCAGGTTGCCCTGATGCGATGCGCGCCACCCAGTCGAGCACCTGAAACGTCTTGCCCGATCCGCTTGGTCCGTGGACCATGATCATGGCGTCAGATTGAATCCAGCCCTTCACCAGCCATTTTATCGGCGCGGGCCGTTGGCTGAAGTCGTCCGCGTTGTGCAGCCATCGGTCTTTCGTTTGATTGCGCAGCAGCTCCTCGGCGACTGCTGTTCCAAGCGCGACGCTGGCGGCCTTGTCCTCCTCCGGCTCGTATCGCGCCACAGAACGCGCGATCTGCGCAATCTCACTCGCGGGCAGCGGCACGTCGCAGCGTGTCTCATTTGCCACGTTGAGCGCGGCCAGAATCTCTGCTTCGGTCATTCCGTGGTATCGCATCGACCCGGCAAGCGATGTCAGCCCGGCGTTTCGGTTTCCCGTGATCAACCCGCCGTCGACGGCCGCCGATCGCTTGCGCTCCGACATTGCGCCGACCCAGCGGGTCGGAACAGGCATGACCGCGACGCCTTCCATCGGGTCGCTGGAGCCTTCCCACTCGTACTGCCTGCCGTTTATCTCGGACGGATGTGCGATGAAGTAGCGCCCGTCCGAAAGAAAGTCGACGCCCTGTGCCAGCTTTGACGATCGCAGGCCTGGCTCCCATAGCGCGAGTCGGTGTTCGCCACCGCCTGCCGTCAGCTGTACCGGCCCGTCTAGCGAATCGCCTACGCGCCCGAGCCAGTCGTCCCAGCCTTCGCGCCCGCCGTTACGCGGGTCAATGTCGAACACAACAATGCCGCTGATCTCACCGGCAGCGATCGCGACGTTGTAGTCGGGGTTGTCTCGCCACCAACGTTCTATTTGTTTCGGATCTGTCGTAGCGTCATGCACGCCGTGCGCCGTTGCCGGAAGTTTGCTGTGCGGCTGTATTGGTAAAACATGCCACCCGACTGACGCATAAAACAGCGCTGCGTCCAGCCTACTGGTCGTCATCTGCATCTGCCTTCAGCTCACCCTTGGTTTTGACTTCGAGTTCGTACTGCCGAGCCATCGGCGGCTTCTCACCCCACCGACTGATCACGTGCGGCCAAACATCAAGCGCGGATGCCAGCGCTTTAATGCTGCCGTACCAGGCGATCGCCTCTTTCGTGGTCATCGGAAAAACACCTCGGTGTAGCATTTAAGTGTTGACATGCTAACCGGGTTTGACTAACTTATCAACACACCCGAACGGATTCACCGAAGGGGTGAGAAGAGAGAAACCATGAAACTGCAACGAACTAACACGATCGCCGCATCTGGCGTGAAACTGCTCTGCTACGGCGCCGCAGGCGCGGGCAAGACATCGCTCATCCCGAGCTTGCCGGACCCGATCATCCTGTCGTCCGAATCCGGCCTGCTCTCAATCCGAGAGGCTGACCTGCCTTTTATTGAGATCAGCAACATCAACGACCTGCACGAAGCCTACGCCTGGCTCGTCGGCAGCAGCGAGGCTAAGGAATACCAATCGGTCGCGCTCGATTCCATAAGCGAGATCGCCGAGGTCGTCCTGAACGCAGAAAAGAAGGCAACCAAAGACCCCCGTCAGGCGTACGGGGCAATGCAAGAGCAGATGGCCGATCTGATCAGAGCCTTCCGCGACCTGCCCGGCAAGCACGTCTATATGAGCGCGAAGCTGGACAAAAGTCAGGACGAGATGGGCAAGATCCTCTACGCCCCCTCGATGCCCGGAAACAAGACCGGCCAGATGCTTCCGTATTTCTTCGACGAGGTACTGGCTCTGCGCGTCGAGAAGGACGCCGACGGCAACCCCGTCCGGGTTCTGCAATGCCAGCCTGACGGCGCTTGGCTTGCGAAGGATCGAAGCGGCGCGCTCGATATGTGGGAGGAGCCTGATCTTGGGGCACTGATCAAGAAGATCGGAGGCGAGCTGTGAAATTTAACAACATGTCGACAGCGGAGCTTTGCTCGGATTGGATCGAATGCAAAGCCACTGAAAAGGCAGCGACCGACCACCGCCGCGAAATCGAGGACGAACTGACCCGGCGATTCGAGATCGCCGAGACGCTCGACGGAACTCAGCGACCGGAAGTCGACGGCTACGCCGTAAAGGTCACCGGACGGATCGACCGCAAGGTCGATGCAGACAAGGTGCAGGAGCTGGCTGCGGAGCACGACTTGACGGATGAGCTGTCTAGGCTCATCCGCTGGAAGCCCGAAATCAACATGAACTTTTGGAAGTCCTATCCCGAAACAACAACGAAACTTCTCGCACCGGCTATCACGGCCAAGCCCGGCCGGCCGTCTTACACCATCGAAGCTAAGGAGCAATAAAAAATGGCACGTCTCGATATGGCAATCGACCTCAACGATCTCCCAATCCGGGAGTCGTCATACGACCCGGTGCCGCCGGGTTGGTATACGGCCACTATCCAAGAAGCGGATGCAAAGCCCACCAAGGACGGCACGGGTCAGTACATCAAGATCCGATGGCGGATCGACGGCCCGGCGCATGAAGGTCGCATCGTGTTCGGCAACCTCAACGTCCGAAACAAGAGCGTTAAGGCAGAAGAAATCGGCCGCCAGCAGATGGGCGAAGTCCTGCGCGCGGTTGGGCTGCAGCGCCTCGAGGACACCGACCAGCTCGTCGGCGCCACCCTGTCGATTAAGCTGGACATCCGCCCAGCCAATGATCAGTACGCGGCGCAAAATGAGATCAAAGGCTACAAGCCCAGCGACAACGCCCCGCCGGTCGCGGCGGTTGCGCCAAGCGCGGCAAAAAAGTCGCCGCCGTGGGCTGCTAAGCGTTAAAACAGCAAGGAGGCGGGGTCGGAAACGGCCCCGCAAAATATGATCCAAGAATTAATAAATTACATTGAGTCGCTTGATTTTGAAAACAAAATAAAAGCAATCAATTCTGACAACGAACCCCGCGAACACCTGGGCTGCAGCCAGATCGGCCACGCCTGCGAGCGGTGGTTGTGGTTGTCGTTCCGCTGGGCGGTGCGGCCGAGCTTTTCGGGTCGCACGCTCAGGATATTTCGGCGCGGGAATCGCGAGGAACGAATCATCGCGAGCGATCTTGAACATATCGGTATTGATATAAGACACACCGGCGCATCACAGAAGCGCATCTCTTTCGGCCCGCACGTGGGTGGGTCCGTGGACGGCATCATCGAGCGCGGTGTGCCTGGTGCTGAGAGCAAACGGCACATCGCGGAGTTCAAGACGACGAATGCGAAGAACTTCGCAAAGCTGGAAAAGGACGGCGTGCAGAAAGCGCAGCCGACCCATTACGCCCAGATGCAGCTTTACATGCTGGGAACCGGCATCGACCGGGCGCTATACGTGGCTGTATGCAAAGACGACGACCGCTACTACACCGAGCGCGTGTCGCTTGATCAAGAAACGGCGGAGGCGTTACGCGATAAGGCGCTGCGCATTGTCGCATCCGAGACGATGCCCGCGCCCATCAGCACCGATCCCAGCTGGTACCAGTGCAGGTTCTGCGACGCGCACGAATTTTGCCACACGACCAAGCTGACCAAGGAAGTGAACTGCCGCACCTGCGCGCATAGCACTGCGATGCCGGATTCAACCTGGCGCTGCGAACGCCATGATGCTGATGGCATCCCGACCGAGTTTCAGCATGAAGGCTGCGATGATCACATTTTGCATCCTGACATGGTATTCCGCCAGAGCGACGACGAGTTTGACGCGCTCTACGTCATTGCCGGAGTGCCGGTGATGAACGGCCCGAACGGCTACGCGTCAACCGAGCTGATAGCGAATGCGCCTGCATGCGCGGCGGGGTTGGGGCAGGCGTTTAGGGAGGAGATGGGAGGGAGGGTTGTAGGGTGAACTACTACAACGAAATAGATCCGTTCGCTGCCAAATGGATTCGTAACTTAATCAAAGCCGGACACATTGCGCCGGGC